TTAGTGTGTTCGTCCATAATGGTTGCATTTACAACAAATAAATTGGTGAATATCTTTCCAAAGCATCGTATTGACCTCTCCGGTCAGATAGGCCACTTCTTCTCCCTGCATTGCCATACCAGAGGCTACTGCAATGTCGTCGCAGAGGTGTCGCAGCTCATGTTCGAAAGAGTTCAAAAATTGGGCTTGTGATGAGGCTAAACCTATTACTACGACGGATTGACGCCTGGTCTTGTTCGAGTAGGTAAATCCTGAGTCCATATCGGCCTTTTCCAGATTTTCCCGCACCCGTTCCATGATTGGCCCAGGACATTCTATCTCTTCCAAAGAAAAAAGGATAGAGCGCGTGTGATAGCCATGTACGGCGAAATAAAACCGCACCATCCAATCATACTTCCCTATCCTTACCTCCCGGATCTTCATGTTGTCGAATATACTTTTTCAACACGCACATACGGCTTTTCGAGCCGCCTTCGGATTTTGATTCGGCTATAAGACATCATCCCAAGGAACATTTGTTCCCGATCCGATCAGGTCGGCGAAATATCGTGTAAAGGGGATTCCCGGATAGCCGTCGGGATCATCGATATAGTCTTTGATAAATAAAGCCAAATGTTGTTCGTCGTTGATTGACGACCCCCAATAATCAGCCCGCGCCATATTTGCCGTGTAAACAGCATCGTACCCGTTGTCGTGCTTGAGCTCGACACCGTGCGTCTTCAGCAGTTTATCGACCTGCTCTTTGGTGACGGGTTCTACCTTCTTCCCGTCGCGGTCCTTCATGCAGCTGACGGCAAATTCGGCCATTTTCTTTGAAAATGACCATCCGTTCTTTTCCAGATATGCACGAATATCGTTCGGCATCGGATCTCGCATATCTAATCTTTCCCTGTCCATAAGTTTATGGTATTTAAGAGGAGGGGATTTCTCCCCTCCCCGGATTTGATTTACCGGCGGACGTAACGCCCCGTATAGGGGCTTCTGCCTCGGCGTTCTCCGTATTCATCGCCATACTCCCCGCCGCGCTCACCGTATCCGTCGGGCATATAGCCACCCATATGGCGCTCGCCGTAAGAGCCGCGCATCTCACGCATTGCATCTTCGCGTCCGCACTCATATGCTTCACGCAGTTTGCGTTCTATTTCTTCTCGCTCGCCGTACCCGTCACCGCGATACCGGCCTTCGATTTCCCACATTCTCATGATTTACTGTTTTTTGGAGAAGATGTCTGCGATTTAAGAAAGGTTTCCAGCATCGACTTCATAGACGAGAGGTCATCCTGGGATCGGCGCAGTTCCTGCACCTCCCGACGAAGGCTTTGCAGCTCCTCGTCGCGCTGCGCTTGCCCGGCGTATGCCGGATTTATTTCGCGCATGATCTGGTCGAATATTTCCAGATTAGCCTTGTGGCGGTCGTAGGAGTTCACGACATTCTGGCTCTGCTGCCGTGCGGCGTTCACGGCATCGATCAGCCGCTCCCGCGTAGTGGTAACCGTCAATCCGTCCTTAGTTACCATATCGGCATTTACCGGCACGACCCATTTTTGTTCACCCACAGGGAAGCTGACGGAAGGCTGCGCCGGCGGGAAATTCCCCGGTGCAGGGAAATAGGGCTGCGGTGCTTCGTCCAATGTCGCCATGTAATACTTCGGTGTCTCCCTCATATCCAAAACATAGATACAAGAACCTTTCGTTAAATTCGCAAACATCTTCGGTTAATTGTTTTTTGAAAGCTCCGAGAGGGGACGTTTCCCCTCCCGTTGCCTTCGGTTAATTATTCGTTAAACTGCCCCTGTCATCAGTTGCAGGGTGTCGGTCTGTTTGTCGTAGAAGAGCTGGTACACGCCCGTTCCCGGAATATCGGACACGGTAACGTTGGCTCCATTGTACGTGGTCACATTCTTGGTCGCGCCGTTTGTTTCGAACAGCACGGGGAGCGTACCTGTAGTCCCTGCGGGGATAGCCTGCGCCAGTTCGATCAGCACAAGTCCCCGGTACCACGAATTTGCAAACGCATGGTTTTGGAATGAGAACACGACATCGGCGGCATTGACCGTCACACCTGTGGTTTTGATAACCGGGATACCTCTGCGGTTAACGTACTGAAATGGGAATACTGCCATAGCATACCTCCTTTCCGTACTAACTCCAAAATCCGCCGTTGCTGCCAAAGCCGAACCCGGCACCGAAGCCTAACCCATATTGAGCTGCAACGCATGCAGGCATAGCGTACACCTGCGGATTGGGAACCACAGTCGTGGGCGGCAGACCGCACTCGATCTTGGCAAGCCGGTTGCTCAGATCGCCGATCGCAGCGTTGATGGGCGCCACAGCCTGGGCCTGCGACTGCATGATCGTCGCAGTCTGATGTTCCTGCGAGAGCTGTCCGGCCAGCGCAGCGCTCTTGGCGCGCTCGGCGTCGAGCTTGTTCTGCATTTCACGCATCTCCAACTGGCAGAACTTGTCGTTGATGATCTGCGTCTGGGCGTCGATCTTCGCACCTACGATGTTGAACTGCGTGTTGGCATTGTTCGTCAGCGTGTTGGTCTGGTTGAGTACCGCGAGCTGGCTCTCATACCCCTGCCGTTCGATGGCCGTGCGGACGTCGCAGCAGCAGGATGCCATCTGCGAAAGTACCTGCGCGTTACCGGACTGTACGGCGTTGATGATCTGCTGTGCGGACAGCCCCGACTGTGCCTGAATGTTGCAGAGAGCCGTCTGGATCTGCTGTACGGAACAGTTGAGCGAAGATGCGAGCTGGTTGATGGCGGTACCATTCCCCTGAATGGCATTCATCAGCAGCTGGCGTCCTGCGTCGCCGTTCAGTTCGGCGGGAAGATTCGAGAGTCCGTTACCCCGGCCACCGAAGCCGCCCCATCCGTTGCCGCCCCAGATTGCCCAGAGCAGAATCATCCACATCCACTCCCAGCCGTTTGCATAGCCGTTATTGCGGTTGTTGCCATTCATCAGTGCTGCGACGAGGTTACCGTCCATTGCGCCACCATTATCGAACACTAAAGTTTTTTCGTTCATTGTTTTTGACTTTTATACTGTTGCGTCCGTTCGGCGGACGTTGCCGTTGAGCTCACAATGCAAAAGTCGTTATGAATAACGGGACAATCAATTTTATCAGTCGCAGGTGGGACGGAGTTTGGACGCAATACGGACGAGGAGCATTTCGAACATTTTACCGCTTTGTTTGCGACGGGTATCGAATTGCGAAATCATCTTCTCGACGGGACGGCGCGAGAAGTTCATCAGCGAGGATATGACCGGGGCATGAAATCCATGCCTCCAGAGGAAATAGACCAGCAGATACCTGGCATCTACGATCTCGGCGTTTTTGGCTTTGGACAGTATTCGCTCTTCCGAAATTTCCGTTTCTTGCGATACCGTGCCGAGAATTTGTCGGTAAAGTTCAGATTTGCACATATTCAGGAAAGTTTGTAAATTTGTAATCCTCTTACATAAAAACAATAGGTGCAGCAACACCATAGAAGCGATATGCTTCCGTCGTGGTGTTGCTGCACCTTTATCGTTCGCAGGAGGTAAGAGGACTGCGAACGAAGGCGGGGGCTTTTTTATGTTATCCACATTATTTGTTCATAGTTGTTATATCTCACCCTCCACCCGTTCCGCTGGGGTTTTGTCAAATCGGTGTCCAAGTCGTATTTGTGACATCTTTTTTGTAAACATATCCGTCTTGAATACGCAAGCCGGCTTTTCCCATCACAACCTCGAAAATATTGCCTGTGAATACCGCGTAGTTGCTGGATCCTTTCACGACGGCTACTCCGTTGGGAGCTATCAGGTTCTTGCGGACATCGGTCACGAAAGAAAAAGTAATGGCCTCGACAGCTGCGGATGCCGTGCTTCCGAGCTCTCCGGAAGAGGATGCTTCCACAGATACCTTTATGTAGTAGTACGCAGGGGTATTGAAACGATAACCAATGTTCTTGTTGATCTGTATCGATCCCGTTCCGGCATCTGCGGAAGATTGCTGGAATATCGTGTCGGTAGTATCGGCTGTCTGGTTGAAAATTTCGATCTTCACGCTTCCTCCGCCCCGGATCGTCCCCTTGACTTGTGCCGACATCTGCACCTCCGCTCCGCATTTGAACTGGCTGGAAGTCTTGAAAGCCGAAACGAAAGGCTTCGTTTGAGAGGTTATGACCGATACACTCTCTGTCGTTTGGCTCGACGGGACTTCGGAAGAGCCCAAAACCTGGCTTACGCTGTTTATATTGTTAGTAGTGAGTATGATTTTGTTTCCGCTTGCGGTCGCATCGCTCACCTCTACGGAATCGTTTTTGACCTGCATGATTCCGATAGTTCCTTTGGTTGCGTGTACTTCTCCGTCGGCGTGTACTCTGAACACGGCTTTTTTCCGGTTTGTATAGTCGGCACCCGACCAGAATGGCACGTTGTCTTCCTGCAAGCCGCTCACTCCGGCCGTCACCTCGCCTTGCCGGTTTTTCATCAACATTACGTTGGTCATCACCAGACCGCCTTTCACCTCGGTACTTCCGTCTTCCATAGCCTGCTTGAGGTACTCTGTCGATTTGATGGATTCGTCGATCGCGTCGTCGATCAGGTCCGACATGGTGCTGCTTACTTCGTAATAGTCGGAAAATAACTTTCTGAACTCGGTGCCGGTTATCTCGGATGTCGTACTCATATCGGCCAACAGGGGCGTGAGATAATCTTCGAGCCGTTGGAAATATGTCGTAAAGGTATCCGTGGGTACGTCATACTTTGCGGCATTTGCAATGATACTCCAATATTCGTTCTGTATGCGTACCCATTCGTTAGCCACCTGTTGTTTATCGGAGGGTGTCAGGCTCGAATCCGAGGCGATGTAGTCCACATCGAGCTTCACCTGCTCGATTTGCGCCTGTACATCCTCCTCGGCCGTGATGTATCCCGTGGGCGCCTTGTTGCCTTCCGTGAGCTGAATGTCATAGATCAGGACACGATTCGTTTTGCCTCCGGCATCGAACTGACTGTACGAAGCCGAGATGCGGTCCAACGTCTTTCCCTCCTTTGTGGAATAGACAGTTTCGACAAGACTCGTCTGATTCCCGTAAATGGGTACGAACTCCATCGTGCCGTCCGTATAGATGAACACGAAGTACATTCCCCGAACGGTCGAGGACATTTCATACAACAGTTTCCACCGCACTTTGAAACTGTACTGCATATTCTCCTGAAACTTTATCCTGCCCCGGAAGATGTCGGCACGGGTAGAGTCTCCGGAGGAGATGATCTCCTGCACGGCCCGGTAGTTCACGCTCTGGTAGCTGCCGTCGGTATCGCTGCCCGTGAGTACGATGTCCGTTTTTCCCTGCGAATTGTTGTTCCAGTCGGAAATATACACTTTGGCGATATAGTTGCGGGCCCCGAACTGCAAGCCGTCCACCTTGCCTTGCGATATGGCGTCCGCAATGAGGTTCGAAAAGCGGGCGACCTCGGAGGTGTAGGCTGCGAAACGGGCGTTGTAATCCGTGCGCTGGCTCTGGGTGAGCGTCGTGTCCGTGTCGTTGTTCACGGCTACGGTGCCCGTGAGGAAATTCACCAGCGCGTTGTAGGCCGTCGAAAGGGCCGTCATGGAGATCCCGTAGGTGTCCGCATCGGACTGATAGGCGGCGTACTCTTTCTGCATCTGCGCGAGGGTGTTTCGCAGCACGGCTTTCTCCTCGCGGGAGATCACCAGGTCGGAGGACATCTGCCGCAGGCGTACCTGGCTGTCATCGACCAGCTGCCAGTCGTCCGCAGAGGCGGTCTCGCCGTCTCCTTTGTCGGCATTGGAGATGTAGAGGGTCGTGGTGAGCGAACTTCCCGATCCCGAGGTGCGGAACCACACGTCGTTCACCTCATAGGGTACGGACGGGGTGGCCGAGCCGTAGAATACCCGGGCTTTGGTCCCGGCCAGCCCGAGGGCTTTGCGGGCTTCGGCTATAGCCGTGGCGCTGCCGCTGTCCGCAATACGGTTCCACTGATAGACGCCGTTCTCGAAGACGAATTTGTAGCTTTCGTAGGACACTTCACCGTCGATGGTAATCTTCCGGTCGTAGCCGTCGTTGATATGTCGCTTGCGCTCGGTGTCCGTGGTCCACTCGCTGGCGGGGTAGTTGTCGAGCGTGGGGACCTCCTCGCCGCCCCAGGAGATGATCGACTTGTCGATCTGGTCCTGTAAGTCGGGGAGGATCGTCTCATTGATGTTGTTCACGACCCCCTGTAACTCCTGCGAGAGTTGGTAGGCTCCCTGCGCTGCGGTGTTGATCGCTGTCTGAATATATTCGTTGGCCTCCTCCAGCCGGGTACAGAAGGCGCTGTACGCATCGTTGAACAGGGCGTACTGCGAATCTACACCGGCTTTCTCCTCCGGCGTGGCTATGCCGTCGTCCGAGGCGGTTCGAATCGCAGATAGCAGATCGGCCACAGCGGTGTCGAAGGTACTCTTGGCGGCTTGCAGGTTCGATTTCGCCGTGCCCGAAAGCAGCGAATTGTTGTAAACGGTCGTATAGGAGGCGTCGGCGGATTTCTGCGTCTCTTCGACGCTGTTCGTATATTTCTCGATGGATGATGCTTCGGCACGCGAGATAACCCCGTCGGCGAAGGCTTCGTCGGTGAAGTTCTTCAGTGAGGAGACGTCCGCAGCCGCGGCATTGGCATCCTGCTGTGCTGTGGCAGCGGCTTGTGTGGCTTCCCGGGCCGTCTGATCGATCTGTTCGATGTCGAACTCCTTCTGGAACTGTCCTGTCTCGGGGTCGTAGAGCTTGCCTTGCTTCCAGCCTGCCTCCGGGGTGAATGCCACGCCGACGCCGTTGTCTCCGACCATTCGGAACAGCTTGCTCCGGGTGTCCAGCAATACCTTCTTGTCCAGGCTGCTGACCATACCTTGCAGGTAGATATTATCCAGATAGGCCGAATAGCCCGACATCTGGATCCCGAAGACGGAGAGGTTCGTAAGGTCGCCGAACTGCGCGGCGATATTCCCGGCCGTGAACTCCCAGTCGCTGACATTGCGAAGATAGCGCTGGTAGGTGCGCGTCGAGTAGCGCGAGCTCCGCCGGGCGGGATTCGTGAACGAGCCGTAGGCTACGAAGGTCATCGATTCCATCGGATCGATCTGCTTGGTAAAGGTGGCCGACAGGGGGCGCAGCTCGTAGCGGAACCGCTCGTTGCGGTCGCCCAGGACCTCCGTGATACGGAAATAGACCGTTGCGAAGCCTGCGAAAGAGAAGTTGCCCCGGCCGTCGTCGGAATCTGCCGTCGCATTGTTCGACGGGTCGAAGTCGTGGAAGATACCCATGCAGATATCCCCGACAGCTACGGCGCCGATCTCTCCCTCTTCGAGTTTGAGCGTTACGAGCTTCTGCTCCTTGTCCACGCTCTCGATCACCCCGGCGCCCGGAGCGCTCCAGTCGTCCCCGACGCTGATGCCCACACGGTTGTACCGAAGCTCCGGAACCTCCAGAAAACGACGGATGAAGAGGCTCTCCAACTCGCCGGCGCCTTTTTCACTTATAAACCCGCCCACTCCGGTAATACCGGAGGCATATGATGGTCCAAATTGTGCCCCTGCGTTGAAAGTCATTCTACCTTTGAACGTATCGGGTGCCTGCTTGTTGGCAAACTCCCATATTGCCCTTCGTGCAGAATAAGCATTTGTATCGGTCGGGAAAGTATTATCGTATCGGGTGATTAGATATATAGCCGCTCCATTCTCCGCAATGCCTATACGTTGGGAATAGAGCGATGCTTTCACGTCCGATTCAATACTGCCCAGGCGGGAATAAGGAGTATTGTCGCCTATCGTATAGGTTGCGATGTACTCGTTGTATAGTTTTTTTTCATAACCTTGAATCCGGGAAAGACGACCGTCTATACCGAATTGAGGACCCATTAATCGTACAGCCTGTCCTGCTTCGTAGTTTTTTTCGTTGTGTGTACAATACACGGGATTCGTTTCACAGTCATAGACTGTCGTGTCGCTGCTATGTTTGGCAGCATAGGAAGTGCCGACCTCAAGAAGTTCTTGTTCTGCTTCGTCTATGCGTTGCTGGGGGAGTTTGACGCCTGTGAGTACGAAAGTGTCAGGCCCTCGGTCATCATCTTTTCCACGAGGACGCATGTTTTCATTCGGTATAATCTGCTGACTTTCGCCGGACGTTTCGACTTGGGCGATGATTTCAAATTTCTTGTTGAATCCGTCTTCGGGTTTCCAGGTCGCGGGGTCGATATTGTCGCCATTGTCGTCGATAAGGGCGAGTTCGAAATCCCAGCCGATCAAATCGCCGCTCGTAAAATGTGCCCCCAGCGTTTCTCCTTCGATTACGTCTGAAGGTAGAAATGGCGTGTCGTTGCATACCATGACGTATGCCTTGTCGGTCTGCCCTTCAATGATTGTCCGATCGATAGTTTCTACCGAAGTGACGGTTTCCGTGTTCTTCGGGTAGATGTCGTCGAAAAACACTACGACTTCCTTGATTTCGTTTTTTGTAAGTCCGGGACGTGCGTCTATGTATTGCTGCCCATCCGGAAGCCGTAACCGGACTTCGGAAACGTGGTTCGTTACGCCGCCCTGTTCGGATTGTCCGTATTCTTTCGTCAGGTTGCGCGTGGAGCCGAATACATAGAAACGGGTCCCGTATTCGGAATCGTCCCCTTTCTTGGCCGGGATGCTTTTGACGACTTCTCCGCGTTTGAATGTTTCCGGCGTTCCGAAGTTCAGTTTTCCGAAATGCAGGGTTACGATACTGCCGTTCTCCTCGGTCCACCATTCGACATCGAAAGTCTCGGCAATGGATGATAAGGCATCCCAACAGGTATCGCCATTGAACGATACGAGCTTGTTGGTTTCCGGATGTTCGACATTTACACTTCCCATCTGCCAGTTGTTTCCTCCCAGTGCCTTGTTCATGTTGGCGACGATGAGCGCCCCGAAGGATGCCAAGTCTGTCGTGTTGTGGAATACAGCTTCAGGATTATCGCCTCCCAGCCAGAAGCAGATGAAATTTTTCATGTGGTTTTGCTGCGCCTGGAACTGAAGCGTGTATTTGTAGCCGCCGGTTTTGTTGTCGAAATCCGGATAAACCTCCGACATGATTTCGAATTTGCGGCCTTTGTAGGTGATGTATGATCCGAGGGGGAAATCCAGCGGGGTAAGCAAACTAAAGGGGAGTTCGATGTAATAATCCCCCATAAGTGCGTATTTGATAATGGCACTCGTTGTTACGGGCGCATCGTATATCGCTTTACCGGAAGGGTTGTATATTGTCATTTCGTCGATATATGTATCCTGTGCCATCACAGGGTCGATACAAAAGTGTGGGGTTTCGGCACATTATGCAAGTAATTTTAAGAAAAAATACAGAAAAACGCCCCGGTCTTTTGACCGGGGCAAGAGGGGGTTGCTTCCATCCGTATTTTAAGGTTTAAGCCATGAACTTTGCGGCTTAACGATTAGACGAGCGTTGTTATATGCCATCTTCAATGTTAAGCATGTGCGCGCTGTATAGGTATTATTCCCTATTTTATGCGTGGCTAAAGCTAAATCCGGATTGGGTGATCCAGGGGTAAGGCATAAGGGCAACAGAAGTTGTATTTTCCCTTCGTAATACTGGGGGACAGCTATTTTGTAATTTGACCTTGCTTTTTTTTGGGCTTCATTAATCGCGCCAACGAGTCTTCTGCGCATTTCGTCTGAACTCAGCCCTTGCATGTGTGCAGGAAATCTGTCCATGTTGTCCGCAATGATATGGTCGATTTGAGGGACTACCCTGCATTGAGGATTGAAAATCAAATCCTCGGGTTTCTGGAAAAAATCAGCAATGTCCGGAATATTATCGCCGAATTTGCTAATTAGCTGAATATCGCTTTCCCTGACAAATGCCTTGAAAACATAAGGCGATAAACCTTTCTCGGCTACATCTGGCCTATTGTTGCGTTCAGCAAGAGCAAATATGCTTTCCAAATTTGCAGTTACAAGTCCAGTATTGAAACATGCAAAATTGTTATCAGAAGAAAAGGATATTTTATTTTCAGATTTAATTTTGCGGAAAGTATGTTCGATATAACTTTTCAAAATGGAATATTTGGCTTGCGTAGCATCTGAGAAATCCCATGGTTCCGGATCTGCTATATTATTCGCAAGATATTCAATAGATGCGTCATAATTAGGGAACCAACAAAAGTCAAAAAGAGCCGAATGAAATTTTTTCATAAACGTAAGTTTTTTATATTGTCAATAAATAAAAAGACCGCCATGTAATATTATGACGGTCTTATTGTATCCTTTATGTTCGATATTCGTGGTTACGGATAGACCCGTACGTCTATATTTCATTATATGATGCAAATATAATACACGTTTTTTCGAGGTGCAAATTTTTTGCCAACTTTTTAGTTGCACTATGAAAACGTAGCCGAATACACGTTTATTGTCCTAACGTATGGAAATGATAAAGAGCGAAATTCGTAAGATTGGAGAAGAACTGCAATTGATTTGATAAGGATGGGGAGGGGCTAACGCATCATTTTACGATGAATAGCAGAAGCGAGTAAAAGGCTGGGATAGATTCCCGGCCTTTCCTATTCGCGTGCCGCCCGATCTGCGGGGTTGGGTTCTCGGAATTTCACTGCTAATTTACAGGCATTCAATCGATAATTTTCAAATTGAGTGCTGTTGCTATATAAAAGATTATACGTATTGCCTAAATCCGGGACATATAGTGTTACGGTTCCTTTGTGTAATTCTGCAACAAAAGCAGCATAGTTAGATAAAAATGCCTCTTGTGATGTTCCTTTGATCAAAAATGTCAATGTTACGTCACGTTCATTTACAACCGGTGAATCCGGAACAATAATATCTATTCCGTTTTGTGTTGGATCGTCATTTTCGACAAATTCTTTGAGAGATGGAGGTGTAAGGAGGGCTGCATATGCTCCTGAAAGCATGGCAACTCCCATTGTAGATAACGGTTTGTTATTTATAGTTACTTCTGTTGTTGGCATGTTTTATAGGTTATCAAGTTTTCGATTTATTGCAACAAGAGTTTCGCCCATTGCAGGCAATATGCGGGTGTATGTTCGAATATCTGCGACATTACCATTCAATTGAATCATAATATCTCGGATGTCGAAAGTCACATTACGCGTATCCATATTGATCGATCGAAGCAGCTCCATACCATTGACAAGGATGTTCATTTTACCTTGCATGTCAGTAAAGCGACCGTTGAGTTCGTCGCTTGTGTCTTGGGACATTGCCTGAAAACCGCGTGAAGTAGCATTCTGGGTAGATGCCTGATTGTCGGATAGCAGAGAACCTGCCCATCCATATTTATCATCTAAATATTTTTGTAAGTCATCAGCCATTTTATAGGCCTCCTCTTGTTCCTCGGCTGAAAATACCCCATCTAACCAGAACTCTTGCAATTTCTCGCGAATTTTCTTCATGGCTTCGGAAGATTGTATGGCAGATTTAATACTTTCTATTACCATTTGACGCATCATATTCCGAACCACATCTCGTGCGGTTCTTGCCCGATCTTCCCCGTTTGCCCATGCATCGGCGTAAGCTGTTGCGAAATTATCAATTGCAGATTTTAGATCTTCGCCAAAAATTGCATCTAAGGCCTTTTCCTTATTTTCTTCTATTTGTTTATTTATCTCATCAATTTGATTTTCCCATTCTTTGATTCGTTCTTCATCCGTGTCTTTTTTACTACGCTCTTCTGCTATTTGATTTTGTATCAATATTTTTTGCTGTTCGAGTAATTCATTTTGTTGTTCGATAAGTTCAGAAGCATCTGTAGAGTATGCCTCTTCAACGGCCTCCCCGAGTTCATCATATGATTTTTCGAGAGCATCAATTTGATCTTGTAAGCGCTGAATGTTACGTTCTTTTCGTCGATCTCCGCTGAAAAGGTTTATCAGGCTGGTGATAGCCGACACAGTTCCTTGAATGCCTTGAACAATATTTCCAGATGCGAATCCACTCACAGCTTGTGCTGCTCCGCCTACAGCACCTGCAATGTTGTTAATGGAGGCCGTCGTGTCTTCATCTGCTCCCAATGCTGACGCAATAGAAGACACACCGCTTATCGATGCAGCAACGATGTCAATTGCCTCCGCTACTGCTTGCCAGGCATCTTCACGTAGCTTTACAGCTCGAAGATCATCCCCATCTGCAAGTGCCTTTTTATAAGCCTTGAAGTTTGCCGAAATACTTGCGAATGGATTCTTCCGAGTGGCTATATCTGCTGCTTGGTCAAGTTGATCGGTTACTGTTTTCAGATTGATAGGGTCGAGGTCGGCATCTTGGAGCAGTCTGTTTATGTTGTCAATAATACGCAATATCTCACGGCTCGACAAGGCGTCGAGGTTTTGGAACAGATTAATCCAGTCATCGGTTTTCATCAGTTCGTCCACCTTGATTTGTCCGATTTCCTCTGTTTCATGTTTGTCGATTTGAGGAATAAGGTCGGAGCGGCCGTTCTTTGTTGCTGTTTCCCTGTCTTTGGCGTGTTTCTCGCGTATCTTGGCAATCTTATCCTCCATCGTACCGTATTTCTCGACAATGGTATTTAGGCTGGCCGCAATTTCCGCTTGGTCGATCTTGATACCCAAATCGGTCGCTTGCTCTTTGGTGATATTTCCAGCCTTCAGAGCATCTTCTACCCACTTGCGGAACTCCTCGTATTTGTCTTTTATGCCTTTGATGCGGCGATCTTCTTCCGAGAGCGTGTCATCGGTGATCTGCTTGTATATCTTGTCAAGCTCTTGGGCGTATTTCAGTTCTATGGCAGCTCGGTCATCGGCATTTTTTTGCTGAATATTCGATTGCCTTTCCTGAAAATCTTTTGTTTGATCTGCAGTTATGATTCCACCCTGCGCGGCTTTAAGTTTCGATTTATCCTGCTCGAGTTTGTTCATTTCCTCTTTTGTGCGCAAGTCTATTTCGGCCAGCTCTTTCTGCTTGCCATCTTTCAAAATATCGATGCGCGATTGCTGAAGGGCTTTATCATTGGCGAGAATAAGATCGGATAGCTTTTTCTGGGCTTTGGCGGCATCCGTCACCGTTTTGCCCGAAACGCTGTATTGTTTAATTTTCGAATCGTATTCGGCGATTTTGGCGATCAGCTCATTCCATTTCGCTGTCCCTTTCAATGAAACGTCCATCGCTTCGAGAGCTGCTTCCGCCTCCTTCTTCTGTCCTTCCCAATAGGATTTGTTGCGATTGGTTTCTTTTCTGTCTGACCGTAGGGATGATATTTCATTTTGTTTGGTTGCGATTTGAGATAGATTCGACTGTTTAAGCGACTGATAATAATCTTCGCTCTCACCATACAGAGGAAGCAAATACGGGGCTTCTTTTTGCTTATTGCGTGCATTCTCAATTAAACGGTCGATTTCTGCGTTTTGGGCTTTCAGCTCGTCGATATTGCCCTGCAATGTGGCAATCTTGACCTCCGCAGGGGCAGCGTCCCACTCGGCGGCTTTTTGTGTTTCTTTTAGTTCATAGAGCTGTTTGCGGTACTCGTCCAACTCAGCCTCTGCATTTTTATAAGAAAGACTAAGTCCGGCCATTGCTGTCCTATCACCGAATTTCATAGCATCTGCTATCGCTTGATCTAACCTTTTGACCTTTTCGAGGGCGGCATCATACTGCTCTTGCAGATTGTTCTCCTTGCGTGTGTCGTTGATGTCGTTGAGCTCCTTTGTAAGATCGATAAGCGACAGGAGCTTGATTTCCTCCTCGCTGTACCGCTGCAACAGTTCGGGGTAGAGACGTATCAGCTCCTCGTAGGCTTTGCGCTTGGTGTAGGCCGTGCTGACCTCGTCCTGCATGGTCGCATGCAGCTGCTCGGCCTTATTCTTCTGTTCATCGAGCTTCTGATTGTAGGCGTCGATGGCGGCGTTTACCTTTTCGTAGGCTATCTCCTCTGCGGATTTCGCCGTGATAATCTTGTAGAGTGTGACGGCAAACGCGGAGGCGGCCGCAGCGATCAACACATAGGGATTCTTCATCAAAGCCGCATTCAGTGCCTGCGTCTTCTTGGTCAGCGTTCCCATTACGGTTTGGAGGGTGGAGAGACCGAAAGCGTGGGCGAGCGTTACCGTCCTGTGTACCCTTTCCGTTGCCGTCAGGACAACCAGAGCCGCCTTATATGTACCATAGGCGACGACAAGCTGGGCGACAATGTCCAGCACCTGATTATAGTTCTCGACGAGTGAAATCGTGCCTTTGAGTGCACCTGCAATGATGCCTTCTTGCGACTTGCCGAGGTCGTTGAACATCATGTCGAGAGCATCGCCGAGATTGGAGATGAGGCCCGTAATGGTTTTGGATTGCTCCTGCATGAGGTTGTGGAACTTCCCGCCCTCGTTCGTCATGCTTTCAATAGCCTTCTGCACCTCTGGAAAGCCTATTTTGCCTTCCGTGACCATCTGTGAGATTTCCGCGCGGGTCTTGCCGAGTTGCGTTGCCAACTCTCCCGCGAGGTCGATGCCTCGGCTTTGGAACTGCATTACGTCACGCGTGTATAAACGCCCCTGTACGGCCGTCGTGCCGTACAACCACGTGAGGTCTTGCAGGTTCAGTCCCAGACCGGCCGCAACATTACCGAGCCGAGTCAGTGTGTTGGTAATATCCTCTGCTGCGAATCCATATGCGAGAAGCTGGCGGGCGCCGCTGGCCACGCCTTGCAGGTCAAACGGCGTTTTGGCGGCCAGTTCGACCATTTGTGACATCAATGCATCAGCCTTTTCTTTACTTTGGAGCAGAGTTGCGAAGGCCACTTCGAGCTGTTGAAACTCGCCACGAGTTTGCGCGATTTGTTTCACCAGCCCCGCAAGCGACACTCCGACGCCGATTTGTCCGAGGGTGGTAGCCAGGCGACGCATTGCAATATCCATACGGTCGGCGTCCGTCACGACACTGGACGTTACGGTTTTGGCCGTTTTCTGAAGTTCACGGAACTTGCGAATTGCTTCATCGTTATCTATGACTACGGTAAGGTTTATACTCATAATACGATGACGGTTTTATCTTTATTGATTTCTACCTTTGATCCGCTGATGTTCACGACTTTTATTACGGCATAATTCGAAGCGTTGATTGTGGCCGAGGCTCCATGCATAAGAATGACAGTGTGGACGAAATCTACTCCCGAGGCTTCTATTTCAGCCGACGTATTGCCGACTAAGCAAATGTATTTTCGCTTGTCGAGCCTTATGCATCCGCAATCCACATACATGTTGCAATCACTCACTTCGTTTTTGTGAGCTTGAAATATTCCCAGCGGAGGGAAATTGTTTTTATGGCAAAATTCAAGTCCTTGTGGCGTAAAAAACAGAGAGGTCAGGGAGTGAAAATTTTTCACTTTGTCCAGTCGTTCGCAGGCGCCGAGTGCGGACGCGGATTTTAGGATGTTGTCAAGCATATAAATTATTTCGTTTGTTATCGTTTGCCTCCTGCCATCAGAAGAAGTGTGTTCATTGCATTAGGATCGTTCATGTCAATTATATCGGGAACTTTTGATTGTTCATTGTTGGGAATATTAGTTGTTGATTTACTTTTACAATCCGTTTTTAGAGCGTCGGAAATCATAAGCTGTACGTTAGCCCATGAAATCCCCCAAAGAATATATTCAAGAGTCCAATGATAGCGGTTTATAAGATTATCTATTTGTCCCCAGATACTGCGCCCTCCGTAGTGGCTATCCGCTCCGCTGTTGTCGTTGGGGAAATCATTACCCGCAGCGTTCTTACCAAGCGAATAGCGTTCATAAAATCCGCGTAGTAGGATTGAAATACGATGGTGGACAAAATGTTTGTAAGAGCTGTTGTATCCATTGTAGGGGACCAGTATATAAGTTTTGTCCGCTCTTTTAGCATATCTTCGATTTCTTGTTGCGTCCGAAGTGTGGCGATAGCGATTATTTCGGCCACCTCTTTTGATTTTTCGGAGCATATGGTCCACATACGTTTAACAGCACCCTCCATCTGTTCGTCGTCGAAAATCAGATCAAGGTCTATTAGTCGGCGACTTATCATCGCGAGTCGTCCGAGTTGGAGGGGGTATAGGTAAAGGGTTATTTGTTCTTTGTCATTGCCTTCAATCTCGAACGATTCAATTTTTTCAGTCAGTGTGTCAAGTGCACGTTGTTCTGTAAGGCGGCCGACTTCTTCTTTTTTCATATTATAAACTATTGTTTTTGCTCCCGCCCCGTCCTCGAGACGTGATGCAAGTCGTCAGCTTTCCAGCGGGATAGAGAATTTACAAAACGCTCTTGGTATATTCCGGAGTTGTAATCGGCCACCAGGAATAACCACCTTGTTCCGGAGCTAAAACTTTCGCAGATACTTGAATTTGGAGCGGGTCGGTTTTATTGATTCCACCACCCAATGTCGCTACATATTTTAACCTTGCAAAAGCGATGGAGCCTCCACTTTTGGAATCGAATACGAATGCTTTTACTCCTTCGTAAATCTCGCCTTTTGCAGGTTCTGTAGTTCCGAAGTAAAATTCCATCGTGTCGTCGTCAAAATCTACGACATTCCAAGTAACTTCTTTTGTGCCTGTCGTTTCGTCGATTGCAGAGTAAAATGGGTCTGCTTCTCCTTCCCGATAAAAATCATTACTGGAAGGTATCGCGAAATTGGTGGAAACACCACCATTATAAGGCTGACTGATTTTGGTGAAAGCCTTCATTAAGTCGGCAGCCTCAGCGTCTTTTACTCCTTTCGGGAGAGGATTACCTGCATGAACGGCTTTCAGTCCGATTATTTGTCCCATGTTTAATATTTTTTAAGTTTTACTTTGAGGTTTGAAAATGTGTAGGAGATCCCCTCCTCACTAATAAGAGTTTCATCGCTCACATCAAAGAACCAGCGTTCGTTGATAGGGTAGTATCCTAGTGAATCGAAAGCGAGACGAGTTAGTTCGTTCAGACGGTTGCGATCGGGGTAGCGTTGCTCTTCACGACCGATTGTCGGTGTTGTGTCCGGTACATAAATGTTTACATTTACGGTTGCCACCTGCGAATCTCCGACGACATTTGACAATGAGCCTACGACGATAAATTCTCCCGAAGGATTATTCGGGTAGTGGTCCGCATACATCATCGGCACGGTCTTCCCTAACAGCGAATCCCGGATGCGATCCCAGACGAGTTTGAATATTTCCGTAGAGGTCAGGTTCATCGCTTTTTCGATTTTAAGAATCGAGCGAACTCCGCTTTGAGTTTTTCAGCAGTAGATTCCACCCAGTTTCCCGACCCTTCGAGAACGTCGAAACCTTTAGCCTCGACATATTTCGCGTATTCCATACCGGCTACCCATACGAGATATGTTTTGTTAGCGGGAAGTTCACGGGCGACAGACCGGGCATGTTCAAGCCCTTTGGCATGAGCTTCATCGGCACCTTTGTTCCCTTTAGGATTGCCGTCCGGTCTGACACGGCGGTTATACTTGAAAGATTCAGCAATGATTCTTCCGTATTGTACCACAACATACCCGATGGAGTTGCGTAGGTTACCCGTGTGATCGGTATAACTACCGTGTTCGCGGGCGTACTTCACCACTCTTTCCCCCAACGCCGACAACCATTCTACAGCTTTTCGGTCGTACTCTTCTTTTGCTCGCGCAAATTCAAGTTCCACCTCACGCCAGTTGGTACACTTTACAGCCATAATCTCGTGTTTTCGTAACGTTGTCCGCTTTTGTAGAATCCCTGTACCGGATACGACGCCGTGTCCTTGTCTTTCGGTTTGGCCTCAGTGCGGAGCGAACGGTCGAAGATGTTGAATCCTCGGCTGTCGAATATGCGTACTTTCGTCCCGATAGGAATTGGCTGTGTATCTGCAGGCATCGTAACCTCGAAAGAGTAGAGGAAGGCATCCCCGTTTTGCCCTTTGATTTGCTGTGCTCGTCCATTCTGACGGGCATTGCATCGTCCGATGACACGCCATTCATGCGCACCTTCGATCCACGAACCATCAGGATTTTGCGAGGCGTCCTCCTCGTACCACATTTCGAGCGTATAGGGGAATCTTACCATTGGTCGGAAATGTCGGTAATTTTCGATCGAGTATCGAACTCTTCGGCAATATCGTCCAGCCCGTTTTCCTTTGCGATATGGAAAATGCGCTTTTCCAGTTTGTCCGTGTACGACAATGAATAGCCCCCGTTGCTCTCACTCGCAAGAACAATGAGATTTCGCAGAATGGCGATTGTGGCTTTTGCCACGCTAATTTTATCGGTTACCGTATAGTCTGCTTGAGTGTCTATTCCCTCGTCAATGCAGGCCTTTTCTTTGAGGAAAGGATCCACATCGTAAGGATACAGACTTGCCGATATTGCCTCGAAATTCTTCATACAACTACGATTCTACGGTCAGCGAATAGATGCCGTTGATTTCGGTGATAACCGGAAGTGACAGCGACTGTGCTTTCGTGAACTCTACGCCGTTAGAGTTGTCGGTTTCGCCCTTGCCCCACTGTGAAATGCGGATGCGTCCGTAGTTAGAGTAGGTGACACCCGGCTCTTGCCGCAGCTCGTTGTCGGCATAGGCGTTCTTGATGACGCCCAGTTTGCCCGCAGGTACGAACACGAGGTTCTTGTCGTTCCACGGCGAATACTCCGTAAGTTTACCGTTATCCTGAATACGGGTCATGCGGCGGATGACTTCGAATGTCGGGAATCCGTTCGAACGCATAAACTCGTTCAGGTTCGCCAGCAACAGCGGTGTGGACGACTTGTCACTACCGAATACCGCCAACTTCATCTTCTTGTTGCGGAGGATATACGACAGGCGTTTCTGCGAGAGCAGAATGCGGTCGAACGTAACTTTGTCCTGTGCAGCATCGAGGATGGCTTGAATATCCTCCAGCGTATCGACCGTATCTTTATTGCCATCCGTCCATAACGTTTTCGCGGTGGCAATGTTCTCGCTCGGCATTTTGTAGTCGATCGTACCGCGCACACCACCCTCTGGGTTATTGGACGCGTCAAACGTGAATACGCCTTTGTTCGACAATGCTCCGAGGAAGATGATGTCCAGTTTCGATTGCACGGAGTTCACGACCTTCGTAACATTGTTCCACATCAGATTGATGAGCTGCTGTGTCTTGGCCGAATCGGACAGCATCCGCGAATCGAGAATCTGCAACACCTTACGATACTCTTCGATAGGCATCGAATAAGACATCTGGTGGGTTAATACCTTCTGCTTGATCGTTTCCAGTCCCTCGGTTCCCATGATAGGCTCCTTACCTTTGGAGTCGAGCGTTGCAGCGGCGACGCTCAAATTGTACGAGCCGATCAACTCCTCGAAGTTCAGTCCGACGGTGGGGGTGTCCCAGTCGAGGAATCGCTCGTAAATATTTTGGTCGAATAGCCGCTTACGCAGTTCAGAGGCGGCATCGATGCGAATCTGCACCTGTTTAGTCAGTTCGCCGAAAATGGATGAATAAAATACTTCGTTCATTGTTTACCTCCTCTTTTACTGTCGTACATACTTGATTTCGGGGTTGTTCTTCAGGCTGTAACCCTGAAGCCATGCAGCAGGGACGGGATAGGCTACATCCTTGAGGATGATACCTGCATATCCGGCCGATACGGTCTGGAATCCGTTATTGGCGGAATAGACCATGTCGGTTTCGACAACTGCATCAGGCAGATTGTCGTCCGAGAGGACATCTACGCCTTCAGTCGCACCCGTTACGGCCGCTGCGAACGTGATCACATCGTAATCTGCATTTTTGGTATCAATGCTTTTTACGGTCGAATTTGACTCGCCGACCTTAACCGCATCTCCTACTTGGAGCATGGAACCCTTCTTGACATGTGGAGCAGTGGTTGTGCCGCCCGACAGAACACGTGCACTCTTGCATATGGAACATTCCATGTTGTCGAAGTCGAGCTTGATCGGCGTACCTTTGGGAATCTTTGTCCCTTCGGGATAGGTTCCCTTCAGTTTGAAGTCCCCCGGCAATACGGCGAACTCACCGCGCCAGAATATGGGGAAACCGCCCTTTACTTTTGTTTTTTCAAATACGATTGCCATGATTTTACGTTTTGGTTACTCTTTGTCCGGAAGTGTTTCAGCCCACGCCTTTGCGAGTTCTTTGCCCTGCGCTTCGGGCGTGGACATCGGGAATCCCGAACCTTTCCCTTCCAGCCCTGCGGTAACCAGATTTTTCTGCACGTTTGCGAGGTAGTCGCCGATCGTTTTTTCATCTGCATCGTCGGCGATGACGAATCCCTCTTTCATGCGCCACTCCGGAATACCGAGTTCTTTTGCCTTTGCGGAGATGAGATTGGCCCGGTCGTTCTTGGCCTTTTCAGCTTTCAGAGTATCGCTCTCCGCTTTGATGGCGTTGTAACGCTCCTCCTGTTGCTTCTTGTAGGCTTTGAACCACGCAGGTTCCTCATCGTCGGGTTCGTTTTTTTTGCCCTGCCCGCCCCCATTTGCAGGAGATGCCTCACTCTTTGCCTTGAGTTCGTCATACAGTCCTTTCAGTGCGTTGTACTCGGTGCGTGCACGATCAGCGTCAGACTGGAAAACTTTAAGGAAAGGTTCGACCCCGCTGACTGCGGTTTCAATTTGCGATTCATCGGTGACGGATTTTTCCAAAATGGAGGCTACTCCGTCGAGAGCCTTCGCTCCGAACCCCAAATTAGAATACTTGGTTTTCAGCGCTACGAGAATTTTCTCTTTCATGTTTTTTCGTTCTATATGGTTTCGAATAAATCATCATATTCGCACAAAAAAGGTCTGTCAGCCGACGCCAACAGACCCACTAACAATTACATGAAGGTTATATCGTTCTGCAACTGGTGGGCTGCGACTTCACAGCCTCTGCGACAAAAGTCAGTATGTTCGGCACATTATGCAAATTATTTTAAGGAAAAATTCGTTAAAAAAAGAGGAGAGCAATTCTCACTGTCGGAAAATAGCTTTATTGAAATGATTCATTCCAAAAAGTGCGAAAAATAGTGCAAGAAGGAGAGGTATCCCGCAATGGGAAATTAGATTGGGTTTGTGTCTAAATTGTGTGCCCGACTAAAAACAAACCAGTCACCTACAGGGCTGTAAGTGACTGGTTTTCTGTGTGGTGCCACCGGGAATCGAACCAGGGACACAAGGATTTTCAGTCCTTTGCTCTACCAACTGAGCTATGGCACCATCATCGACTGAAACTCGTGTGGGTTTCGAATCGTGGTGCAAAGATAGATATTATTTCCTGAAAACCAAAAAAACGACCGAATATTTTCCATCTCAGACTTTCATTTCAGGAACGGCAGGCCGGAATATCGGAAAATTTTTTCGGCCAGGATACCGGAAATTCAGGATTTTGGTTATTTTTGTAAAAACTGTAAAGATTATGAAAACAAGCAGTTTGATGATGTGTGCGCTGGTTGCATTGACAGCCTGCGGTACCGGAGTGAAGCAGAGTGTCCGTACGCCCGTCGAAATGGGCGAGCGGATCGAATTGAAGACGCCGGATCCCAAGATGGGACTGACTATCAACGAAGCGCTTGCGGCGCGCAGCTCGTCGCGCGACTTTTCTCCGGAGATGCTCTCTCTGGAGGAACTTTCGGGTGTACTGTGGGCTGCTGCCGGGGTAAACCGGGAGGATGGGCATCTTACCGCGCCTTCGGCTATGGCGCTCTATCCCATTCGGGTCTATGCTTTCCTGCCTGAAGGTGTGTATCGTTACGATTCGAAAGCGAATGTATTGAATCGGGTCATCGAAGGAGATCGTCGGGAGCTTACCGCGATGCAGGATTTCGCTTACACTGCGCCGCTCAATTTGGTGTATGTGGCCGATTACAGCGTTTATGCGGACCGGAATCAGCCGGTGGACCGCATCCGTTTCTGGTGCGCGGCCGATGCGGGCGGATATACGGAGAACGTGAACCTTTATGCCGCCGGAAACGGTCTGAAGGCCATTACACGGGGCAGCTTCAAGGAAGAGGCGCTGTTGGAGTTGCTGGGGCTCGATCCCGCACAATACGGTGTGATTCTCGCCCAGACGGTTGGCCGGTAG